AGTCTAATTGATATCCCTTTACGTTTCTGACCTTTCTATCTATTAATTCACCACTTTGATCTGAGCCAACTTTAAGATTTTTCTTTGCTTTTTTGTCTATTAGTGAAACTATTTTTTTTGAAAAATCAGGGTTTACTATATTGTTTAATGATACAATGGCCTCTAAATGGTCCATATAACTATTGGAAAAAATGGTTGTGTTAACATCGTCAATAATATAACAGGTTCTAAAGTAATTCAAAGTATGAAATTAACATATTCAATACCAAAAAAAATATATTGGATAGAGAATTTTTTAGACAAAGATACATACAAAGGAATACACAACGCTATTATTAAAGAAAGAAATAAAATAAACTTAGCACCAGTAACAGGAAGTTGGTCAAAAAAATTGACCAGAGGATTGAAAGATCCTGAAAGAGTAGAAGTAAGTAATTATCCACCTTTTGAAAAACTTAAAACATTAGTGCAACATAACCCATTTGTAAGTTTGGATGATATTACCACCATAACTACTACTATCCATTTTATGAAAAAAGGCACAGGTATTAATTGGCATAATGATCATAGTTGGAAGTATGGAGCAACATATTATATAAATAGTAGATGGAATATTCATTGGGGAGGTGAATTTATGTTTGCGGCAAATGAGGGTCATGGTTTTTTACCGTACACCGGAAACTCATTAGTTATAGTCAAATCGCCATTAGACCACAAAGTTAACACAATACTTAGCCCTATAATGCCTAGAATATCAGTCCAAATCTTTATGCGGTAAAATAAATATGTTATAATTATCTATGCCATTAACAAACGTACAGATTAGACCAGGTTTTAATAAACAAGTTACCGATATAGGGGCTGAGGGCCAATGGATAGATGGTGATAATGTAAGATTTAGATATGGTCTTCCAGAAAAAATAGGAGGTTGGGAGCAACTAACTAGCGAATCATTATTAGGAGCTGTCAGGCAACAACATGTGTATGCCGATTTAGATGGTAATATTTATGCAGCTCTTGGAACTACTAGAACTTTAATAATATATTATGGAGGTGCATTCTACGACATAACACCTTTAGCGACAGCTATTACTGGAGCAACTTTTACTACGGTAAATACCAGTCCAACTGTGACTGTAAACAAATCTACACATGGTTTAGAGGCAGGTGATATATTTACTTTTACTTCGGTCACGCCACCCACAGGGGCTGGCTACACAGCAGCTAATTTTACAGAAAAACCTTTTGAAGTTGTGTCAGTACCAACCATAGACACGTTTACAATAACAATGGCTACAAACGCAGGCACTAGTGTTTCAGCAAGTGGTGCTGCAACTATAAACCCATATGAAAAAGTAGGTCCATTATCTCAAACAGCGGGATACGGATGGGGTACGTCTACATACGGTGGAGCATCAGGTGTAACTAATACTTTAAATGGTTTATTACAAGACGACACAGCAGGAACAGGTGGCTCAGGCACTAGCATAACACTTACATCCACGACAGGGTTTCCGACCTCTGGGGTAATTAAAGTGGGCGCAGAATTTATTTCTTATACTGGTATATCCACAAATGATTTAACAGGTATCACGAGAGATGTTGCAGGAACAAGATCCGCACACTCCTCAGGAGCGTCTGTAGAGTTTTTTACTGCATGGGGTGAAAGATCTTTGACATCAAATGTAATCTTGGATCCTGCAGCATGGTCTTTAGATAATTTTGGACAAATATTAATAGCTACAGTTAAAAATGGAAGAACGTTTGAATGGAATCCAATAGCCTCAACACCAAATGCTCTTACCACTAGAGCCACATTGGTAACAAATGCACCTACATCATCAGTTATGACTCTTGTTTCAGATAGAGATAGACACTTAATAGTTTTGGGGACAGAAACAACAATAGGTTCATTTAACACGCAGGATAAAATGTTTGTAAGATTTTCTGATCAAGAAAATATAAATGATTACACACCAACATCAATAAATACAGCAGGTACTTTAAGACTAGACTCAGGCACAAGAATAGTAGGTGCAGTAAAAGGTAAAGACTATATATTAATACTAACTGACACCTCTGCATATGTAATGCAGTTTGTTGGCCCACCTTTTACTTTCTCATTAAGACAAGTTGGTTCTAATTGTGGTGCGATAGGACAAAATTCCATTGCTTACATTAACGGTGTGGTTTATTGGATGGGTCAGTCTGGTGGCTTTTTTGTATTTGACGGAACAGTTAAATCATTACCATGCCTTGTAGAAGATTTTGTTTTTACTAACAAAGGAGATAATTTAGGTATAAATTACAATAGTGGTGAATTAGTTTATGCTGGTTTAAATAATCTTTATTCAGAAGTAAATTGGTTTTACCCTAAATTCGGTTCAGATCTTGTGGATCGTATTGTTACCTATAATTATGATGAAAATATTTGGACAACAGGAACTTTAGCTAGAACTACTTGGCAAGACGCAACTTTGTTTGATGTGCCTTATGCAACAGAATTTAATTCTACGGGAACCCCTACGTTCCCTGTGGTTCAAGGAGTAACTAACTCAAACGGATCTACTTTGTATTATGCTCATGAGGTTGGTAATAACCAAGTGGATAGTGAGGGTAATAAAACAGCTATTGCAGCATTCATTCAATCTGGGTCTTTTGACTTAGATGTTGAGGGTAATGGACAATTTTTTATGTCTATGAGAAGATTCGTACCAGATTTTAAATTGATAGCTGGAAATGCTCAGATTACAATTAATTTAAGAGACTTTCCAACGGACACCGCAAACTCATCACCTCTGGGGCCATTTACAATTACAAGTAGCACTGATAAAGTGGACACTCGTGCTAGATCTAGGTTTGCAAGTTTAAAAGTTGAAAACACTGCTACAGATGAGAGTTGGCGATATGGCACGTTTAGAGCAGATATACAACCTGATGGACAAAGATAATGATTACTCCTAATGCATTAACTAGAACTGGCCTGATATCAACATCACCTACAGGACTAACGACAAGATTTTTAGCTAATAGAGATGGACGTTTTGTGCCAAGAGAGATGAATGTATTTCAACAAAGATTTGATCAAACTGCTGCTCCACAAGACTTAACTCGAGTACAATCAGATAAATTTGGTTTAGCACAATTAAGAGATAGCAGTAAAAACCTAGTTAAAAATAAATTGTTTCAAAGACTTACAGATTTTAAACCACCAAGTCTAATGTTGATGTCCGAATTTTTACCTGAAAGAGATCCAGTTATGGATCAAGTAAGTGATTATTTTTCTGGATTATATGGACTAGATAATATAGGTCGTATTGCAAAAGGTGATTTAATGCAAGGTTATAATCCTATATCAGGTGGTGGATTGTACACACTTACTGGAGGTAGACTTGGTCAAGAACCAACAATAGGCCTTGATAGAGCTTACCAAAAAAGAATAGATACCATTCGTAACGTTGGTATACCTAGATTATTAAGAGCTGGTAAGGATCCAAGTAATTTGCAAAAAAGGTTAAATGATTTGATTGCAAGACAAGCTAAAGATAACGCTGCAGTGCAATTAATAAAATTAGCAAATGCAACACCTAAACAAAAACAAACCATAAGTGATTTTCAAGCTGGAAATGTAAACGTGGGTATGCCAGAACAACCAACAGGAGGAGCAGGTCCTAATGTTCCTACTCAAACATTTGCAGCTCCAACCCAACAAGGTCAAAGTCCAAGAGGCAGTATGACGACTGGGTTAGATATACCTGATAGAGGTAGAAACAGGTAAACATGGCAAAAATTAGTATTACAGTCCCTGAACCTAAAGAAGAGTACGAGCCCTCAAATCAAAGACAAATTATTGAGGCGATAGACACCTTAAAAAATCAATTAAATTTTTCTTTTCAGTTTGACTTAAAAGAAGAACAAGATAGTTTTAACTGGTTTATAGGATGACAATTCAATATAAAAATCAAGGTATAAATTTAGATTCGACAGGAACAATAAGTGTTTTGACTTGTCCTACAAACGCCACTATTCTTGTGAAACAAATACAAATAAATAATGGATCTGGTAGTTCAATTAATTTAAATGTCCAGGTTACAGATTCTTCAGCTTCTGCTACCTTTAGAATTTTTAACGAATCCGTAACAGGATCAGCCACTAAAGATATAATTAATTATACATTAGTTTTAGAAGCAGGTGATATTTTAAAAATGACAGCAGGCACTGCAGATGAATTTCAAGGTATCATATCTTATGCACTGTTAGATAGATCACAACAAAATGGATAAAAAAATTAATTTTAATTTTTTTCATTGGGGACCTTTTTTGTACAAAACGCTAATAACAGCAGAGGAAATGAAAAAAATAAATAGCTTATGTAGTAAAAAAAATAACGATTATAGAAAAAATTTAGCAGGAATAATTAAACATGAACATGAAATAGAATCAAAAAAAATTTTTCCAATTCTTTATCCTTATTTTCAAAGTTATTTTAAAGCTTTTGGTCAGCACTACAATCAAATAGAAGGTAAAAATTATGGTAACAAAATTGAACTTAAATCTGCTTGGGTAAATTATATGGTTGCAGGAGAATCTAATCCATTACATATACATGATGATGATATATCTTTTGTATTATTTACAAAAATCCCTAAAAATTTACTATCAGAATATCGAAATAATGTTGGAAATGCAAAACCTGGGGCTTTGAATTTTAGATATAGTTTAAGCTCTGGTAATTACGAAATATCCCAACATTGCTTTTTTCCAATAGTAAGAGATTTATTTATTTTTCCAGCTAATTTACATCACTATGTAAATACATTTAAATCTAAAGGAGAGAGAATATCTGTGTCTGGTAATATTAAGGTAACTAATGGCTAAACGAAAATTTACTAATTTTGTACCAAGACCGAAACCTAGGAAAAGACCTAGAAGGCACAAAAAAAGGCTTTCAAAAGGAGAGAAAAGAGATTATAAGAAGTACAACAGACAAGGACGATAATTATGAGTAATGAACTACCAAGAATACCTGCAGAAGCAAAAGAAATAATCAAACACAAAAAGACAGGCCAAGTTTACGAATCTAAGGCTGCTTTTGATGCAGATGTAGCAGATCCCAATACTGATACAACTGATGAAGATTTTTCTCAGCACGTAGAGATTACAGTTGCAAAACTTACTCTGTTTGGCAGCACAAAAAAATAATGCAACCGAGAGGCGGCACAGAGTTACAACTAGAGATGTTGTATAAGCACTGTGATAATTCTTTATTAGAACAAACACAAATCTGTACATCTATACCTGGTAAAGTTCCTTTAGATCCAAATAAACTCAATATTCTTTGGCAAAAAAATTCTTACGATCAACCAAATCTTTTTGATTTTTTTAACGACCCTAACAGACATAAAGATTATGATTGGTATGTATTTAATTCACATTGGAATTATGAAAAATTTAGACATTACTTCAAGATACCAACTGAAAGAAGCATGGTAATAAAAAATGGTTGTTATCATTTCCCAAAAAGAAAAATTTATAAAAAAGGTGAGCCAATAAAATTAATTTATCATTCAACACCATGGAGAGGTCTAAGTGTAATTCTAGGGGCAATGCAATACATACAAACGCCAAATGTAACTTTAGATGTATATTCAAGCACAAAAATATATGGGGAGGAGTTTTATAAAGAAAATGATCACTTATACAAACCATTATTTGACCAAGCAGAATATTTAGATAATGTTAATTACTTAGGATATAAACCACATGAGTATATTTTAGAAAGAATAACAGATTACCAGATGTGGACACATCCTAGTGTGTTTGAAGAAACGTTTGGGATTGGTGCATTAGAGGCAATGAGTTCTGGACTGTATTTAATAACAACTAATTATGGAGCCTTATTCGAAACGTGTTCTGAGTGGCCTATATATGTGAATTATACAAACAATTTAAAATTTCTAGCTCAAAGATTTGCGCATGCTATTGATATGGCATGTCAATCACTACATCAGGATTATATACAAGAGCATATTGAAGAACAGCAAAAGTTTGCTAAAAGGTTTTATTCGTGGGAGAAGAAAGGAAAAGAATGGGAATCATTTTTGAAAGGAGCTTTACATGAGCGACAACCCACAAGGCTATGATCACGATGAGGTAAGAAAACCGATTTGGAAAGAAAAGCCACAACAAGAACATAAAGTCTATACTAATGAAGATACCTATCAGACTATAAAAGAAATAAAAAATACTACTAATGAGCATGGTGATTTACATTTATTCATAGCTACACCATGTCATTCAGAGGTGTCTATGCACTATGTTAATGCAATTATTAGTTTAACAAAGGCATGCCACAAAAGAAGCATACCCATAGAATTTTCCTTAATAAAATCATCCTTAGTAACACAAGGACGTAATCTTTGTGTCTCTGCTTTTTTAGATTCAAATGCTTCTCATTTAATGTTTATTGACTCTGATATATTTATAGATCCCTCTACTATTTTTAAAATGGTAAAAGCTGACAAGGATGTTATTTCTGTACCATATCCTTTAAAAGCTTTTTTA